AAGGTTTATTATCTCAGTTTGAGACTAGGAAAATATTTTCCCAGATTAAAATCGAAAGTGAAAGAGCTTCCATGGCTCTTGCTGAAACTTATGGTGAACCTTTGTGGTGTGTTGGCACTGGTATGCGTAATACTCACTTGCGTGCTGTTGCTCCCACTGTTAGTAATAGTAAGCTTTCGGGAAATGTGTCGCCAGGAATAGAACCTTGGGCTGCTAACGTGTTTACTGAGCAATCAGCTAAAGGTACATTTATTAGAAAAAACCCTACGTTAGTTAAACTATTAAGAAAACATAAATTAAATAATGAAGAAGTCTGGAATAAGATATTGGCTGATGGCGGTTCTGTGCAAGGTATCGATCAGCTTGATGCTGTTACTATGGGGCATGACATACCAGCAAAAGAGGTATTTAAAACTTTTAAGGAGATTAATCAACTAGAATTAGTTAATCAAGCTGGACTGAGACAGCAATATGTAGATCAGTCAGTTAGTTTAAATTTAGCTTTTCCCTTCTGAAGCAACACCTAAGTGGCTTAATAAAGTTCACTTTGAAGCTTGGAAGAAAGGTGTTAAAACCTTGTACTACACTCGAACAGAAAGTGTTCTGCGAGGTGACATTGCAGCCACAGCAATGAATGAAGATTGTTTGGCGTGTGATGGGTAAAATCAAAAAAGGGCTCTCGTTATGAGGGCCCTTTCTTGGTTACAGGAACTTTAGGTATGGTACGCCTATTGTGTTTGTTCCTTTATTTTTTATCTTTATGAATTTTATACCATTTTGTTATCGTGTATCCTATAGTAACTACTAAAAGTAGTATTTTTAACCCCATTTCTAATGTTGTAAAAGTTGTAACACCAAGCGTAGAGGCGTTTATAATATATAACTTCAATTGCTCTGTCATTATCTGTATTTTTTAAACATTAGTTTATATAGCAATTTATTCCAAAAGTGCTGTAGTTTGTCAATAAATTTTTTCATAATTTTAAGTTTTGTTTAGGTTGGAGTTTGTTTTATAAAATGTATAACCAGCTTTAGCGACTTTTTCAGGGTCCTTAAGTAGTTGCTTAACACCGGGTATTTTGTTTAACTTTTTAGTGGCTAACGCAGCGGCATCACCACTAAGTGCATCAGAAACTGTTTGAGCTGTTAAAGCAGGTGGAAACATAGAACTTGCTGAATTTAAAGCGCTTGATCTACTTAAAACTTGTTGAGTCTGCTCATCTTCTGATAAATTAGCTCTTCTTAAATTACTTAAATTAGCATATGGACCACTTGTTATATTGTCGTTATTTAAACCCACAGATTCTCTAATACTTGTTCTAGCATCGTTTACTAAAGCTCTAGCCCCATCAAATGGATTAGTAACAAAAGTTTTAAATTGCTGCCAAGCACCATCTTCAGGTGTAGGTGGTGATATAGTGGCTTGACTGTTTATAGGATCAACTGATCTATATTCATTTAAGGACTTTGGGTTATCATCTTTAGAAGGCCCGTGGTGAAACCCTTTAATTCCTCTAATTTTATTTCTCATTTTTTTTCTTTATTAGCACTACAAAAACTTTTAGCAGCTGCAACACTACCAAAACCCCATTTTTTTAAAGCCATAGCTTTCTTTGTTGGCCTTCCTTTACTATCTTTCATTGCGCCAGCCATTCCTGCAAATCTACAAGCAAATGAAACTCTACGCTTACTTGTTCCAGAGGTAAGTCTTTTACCTAAGGTTTTGCCTGTTTCTTTTTTATACTTAGATCGCATTTCGCGATTAGACTTTTCGTAAGATTTTTCATTCATATTACCTTGTATTTTGTTCTACCTTTTTCTTTATAAGCTTTTAAGCATCTATTTCTATTTTCATCTTCGCTAACATAAGAAACATGTATCCAATTAGGATTTGTGTCTGTACCAAATTCCCATATTAATTGATCAAAGTTTAGATTTTCTTTTATCCAATGATACATTTCTGCATTGGTTTTATAACCATAGACATCATCTAAATCCATTGCTTGCCCTTTCATATGCTGTGAGCTTTTTGCTCCTCCTATGGCCTCGTTTAAAGCTGCTGATCTAAACATACTAGTAACTTTTATTGGTCCATTTACAAACTTTCTTAATGGCTCAAATATTTTTTCAGCAGTTTCTTTCATTGTCTCAACATTCGTTGGACTAGGCGTGTTATCAATACCTCTTCTCTTGGCTGTGTTTGAATGTATAGCCTCAGCATAAGCTATGTGTTTACTAATCGGTTCCATAAAGTTTGTCTATTTTTTCTAAAGCTTTTTCCAAAGCTCTATCAATTTTTTCTTGTAGTTCTTTATCTTTTTGTAAATCATACTCTAACTTATCAGCAGAACTCATAGCGTCGTATTTATCTTGCTGTATTTTTCTAAGTCTTGCTTTTTCTTCTTTTTTTCTTTCTCTAGTTTCTTTTGCTTTAATTTTACCTTCTTCTTTTCTTCTTTCTTTTCCTTCAACTTTAATTAAATCAAACTCTTCTATTCTAGCATTAACATCCCAATTTCTATAACCTAAAGCTAAGGCTATTCTTTGATAGTTAGTATTCCTATTGTCAAAAGATTCTGTTATAGCGTTTATTTCAGCCACTAATCTATCTATAGGTATATTAGCTACGCCAGAAGCAACATCACCTACTACTTGATAAGCAGGACTTAATTGAAACTTTCCATCAATAGTTACACTAAAGCCTTGCTCAGCTATAACATCTTTTTCAAACTTTCTAGTTTGTATTGCGGAGTATATTTTTCTTAATTTAGAACCTAAGGCAGGAGATAAATTAGCTAATTCTAATATAGTGTAAGTATGATCAGCTGTAAATCCTTTTTCTTCTTCGTAATCATATCTTCTTATAGCATTTTTTACAGTAGATATAACAGCTCCAGCAACACCTGATCCTCTTAAAATAGTGTCAAGCATTCCGTTTATTATTCTATCTTCTTTTTTACTTAATACTTGATTGTATTTTTCTAACTGTTCTTCTTCTGTTAACTCATCATCTGGCTCATCAAATCCTGGTATCAATGCAAACAAAGCGTTTTGCAATGTAGAAAATATTAAGTTTTGAATAAAACCGTAATATACTATTTTTGATATATTAGTTTTTGCATCACCTCTGCCGTTTATTAAATCTAAACCAGCTTTTTTCATAAGCCTAGTATACTGCATAGGTGTATTTTGAAAAGATAATATAAATCTACCTAAAAAACCTGCTTGCTGTTGAGATATCATCATTGGATCAGCTGACTGTTGAGATTCTTCAGCAGTATTAGAAAAGTCTTGGAAAGCTCTTTTTTCAGCTTCAGCCTGATCTAACCCTTGTTTTTTATATGTATTTACTCTGTTTCTATAGAACGTAGCACCACCTGTTGCGATAGCAACACTATCTGCTACCTGTGTAAAAACAAATCCATTTCTTAATAGTATACTTATAAAAGTACCCATTTTGTTTTTAGAACCTTTTACAGCAGCCGCTATTTCAGCTTCATTAACATCACCTTTTAAACCTGCTCTACGTTGTTTTAATTTGCTAGAGTTAAATAACATCACTACATCAGACCAATACTGTGTTTGATTAGCGAATGCTTTACCAGCCATAAAAGGATTGTTATCGCTCCAGTTTATAAAGTTAACACTAGATATAAGTTGAAGTATGGCTGATCTTCTATTAAAAAACATTATAGCACCAATAGATCTATTCAACCAATTATACCACATATTGGTTTGTCGGTCATTACCACTAGTTCTATTTGTTCCATTTTTCATTCTAAATATAGAATTCTCTATAGACTCTCTTACTCTTGAACCATACACGGCTTCTATTTTTACTAAGTTTTGTTCACTAAATATAATATCAACATTTGTAATAAATTCTTTTATATATTCAGATCTATTTACTTTAGTAGTTATTGTGTTTAAATCGCCTATTATAGTTTGTCCTTGCCAATAATTAGGTGGATCTATATAAGAATCTTTTTTAGTTATAAGTAAAACGCCATCAGCAAATGATTGTAAGTTTGGATCTTCTCTAACTATTCTAGCTAAGTTAGCTTGATCTCTTTTAGATATACCAGGTATTAAAGCACCTTGTTTATCCCACAAATATACTCTAACAGCTTCATCATAAGTATACTGTTGACCTGTTATTTTTTTCCTTAATATTTTTTTAAGCTCTGGAAAATTATTCATCAAAGCTCTATAATCATTAGAAACTCTTTGCTTAGCCAACTCAATAGCGTTTATACCAGATGTATAAGGTTTTATTAAAGCTTTGTCAAAAAAGTCTTGATCTAATTCTCCTTGTTTACCTTTACCGGCAAACATATACATTGTTAAACCTCTAAAGTCATCAGCAGAAGGAGGTATAAATAAATTAAAACGTTTTTTATTTTTACCTAATCTCTGCGCAACAACCTCTGAATATCTTTTATTTACATCAACACCTTTGTTTCTTTCAATCATTTTATTAAACTCAAAATCTAAGTCTTTTTGAAATTGAATTCTAGCTATTTGAACTTTAGACTTAACATCTAAAACATCAAGAGCATCTTTAACGGCTTTTACGTTTTTAACAGCGTCATCTGTAAAATAAAAGTCATTGTAACCTTCGGCAAATTTATTTATAACCCAATCAGCTTTAGCTTGAGCTTTTCCGTCTGCTAAACCTGTTATGTTTTGAATAGGTATGTCTAATCCTATTGAAGATAAGAATTCTTGTATAGGTCTAGCCGCATTTTGAGGTCTAGCTGTTAATACAAATATATCTTCTGACCCTCTAACGTCTTGTATTTTTTTAGCAACGTCAAACAGTGGTCCTTTTCTACCTTCAACAACTTTACTAAACTCTGTAAAATCAAACTCAGCTCCTTCAGCTTCTAGCCTTGCAGCGTCTTTTGCAAAAGTCGTAGCGTTAATTTTAGAAGTTGTACCATCTGGCATATTTACTATTACCATACTATTAGACTGAGCTAATGTATCATCAAAATCAAATATTCTTATTTTTCTTATTTTTCTAGAATATTCAATACTATTTCTAGCAGCTTCCATTGCTATATCTGCATTGTTATTTTTATCTATAACTTGCTGAGCGTCCAAAGAAACACCAGGTGTTCCATTTGTTTCATTGTAAAAGTCTTCAAACTCTTGACCTATAACATCACCACTTTCATAAGACTGTAAACCAAAAGGCATTTTACCTTTTGTAAATATGTTATAATATCTTTTCCACCACTCTTGTTTTCCTGGTTGATAACCTATAAGCATTGACTGTGTAAAGCCTGTATTGCCCAGGATATTATCCATTTCTTTAACCGGAATTATAGTAACCCTGTAGTCGTCTTTAAGTAAGTCTAAATCAATTTCTTTGTTACCATTGAATATAGATTCATATGCAAAAAACAAAACAGCTCTAGCAGGTATAGCGTGCTCGTATCTATAAGCTGGTTCATAAATTACTTCACCTTTCTTTTTCCCTTTTTTATGTTTTTCTACTTTACCGTTTCTTACTTTTGGAATTTTTAAAGTATCATAACCCATTACAGTAGATCTACCCCACACCGGAGCACCTAATCTAAGTGCACTATTATTACTACCATTCATAACACCCATTAGTAATGAAACAGTGTTATTATCTAATCCTGAAGATTTTAAAGCCTTTACAAAGTCTATAAAAAAGTTCCAAGCTAAGTCAGCATCTAATTTGTTTTTATTTTGTAAAGACACTACTGTGTTACCGTCTTTATCTTCAGTGTTTTCTTTGCTTTTTTCAAACTTACCGTTTATATACTGCATTAAAACATCTGCACTAGTATTTATATCTACTTTTCTATCAGGTCTTCCATCGTTAAACTTTATAATTTTATCACTAATGCTTACAACCCCGTCGTCTATTCTTTGAATTAATCTAAGAGTGTCAGACATATCCCCAAAGATACCTGCTCTTACGCTCATATCAGAAGAATTACGAAGTAAAGTGTTATTTGGTTGAGGTGTAAAACCACCTGCTTTCTTCATACCATTACTAAAGGACGATGGAACAAATGCAACCATCATGTCTAAAGCTTTTTCAGAACCATAATTAGCTTTTAATAATTNGTACAAATTAATCTCTACAAAGTCTCTAGCGCTTTGCATAGTACTCATATCTCTAAGAGAAACAGAATTCGCCTGCGTAGCACCCGTGTATCCAACTACAGTCTCTATGTTATCTACATTTGTTATAACTGTTTCTAAGTAATCAAACCATTCTTGCTTTGTTTGTAATACTCCTGTTTTTCTTTGAGGCGTAAGAAGTTTGCCAAACTGCTTAGCAACACCTAAATGCTCTTCGTCCGTAAAAGTATCTCCGTAAACACCTTTGTGAGCATTTTTTAATTTACTAGTTATTTGTGTTGAGTTCAGAGACTGAAGGTCTATTTTTTTAACCTCTTCATAAAATCTAAATCTATTACCTAACCAATTGGTTCTCTGTGGGTCACTAAATAAAGCTAATTGGTTTTTAATGCTAGGTCTAGAAACATCATACATTAATTGCTCAACATAGTTGTCTAAAATATCAGCTCCAAAAAGTTTTTGTCTTTCAACAAATTCATTTCTAATATCACTATCTACATCCTGAATTTCTTCATTAAAAATATCTAAGCCTATTTCTTGAGCTATCTGTTTAGCTAAAGCTTCTGTAGGCATTTGAGGTATTTTTAGATTTTTACCATCAAGCTGTATATATTTAGATTTAAACTTAGCTAAAGGTATTGCGTTCTTAATATCTTTTACTCTACGAATTTTTTGGTTACCAGCGGTACTACCAGCCATAGGGCCTAGTTCGGTAGAATTGTAAAAATCTATTTCACCTTTTCCTGTACCCTTTTTTCTACCTTTCCATTTGTCATACTTAACCCAGCCCATACCGTTAACATATTTCTCAATGGCTTGAGGAAAAGCTTTAGACAGGTAGGTTGTTGTTAGTCCGTTTGGACCTAATAGATTTGCATAGTTTTCGTTTAAAAATGTTTCGTACTGATCAATGGTTTTATTACGAGCACCCATCGAATCAATAACATCTTTAAAAGATACCTGCATTCCCTTACCTAATTCTTTTACAAAATCTGTTTTTTGTTTAGTAGTTGTGTCTGCGTTGTATTTTGGTAGCTTGTATTTTATTTCTTTTTTTAGTTTTGTTTTTATTTTACTAACTAAAGCAGGAACATTTTTACCTTTTAATTTGTTTTTTAAAGCAGGAGTTACCTCTTTTGCTTCTGTCTCGGCCCTTCTATTTAACTCTTCACTACTTGTTTGATCTGATTGCAATTCTAGACCAGCGTCATCAGTTCTAGCGTTAACTCTACCTTTAGGTATACCTAGCTCTGTAGCAAAATCATTAGCTCTTTGCATACCAGTATTAGCCATGTAAGCAGCGAAGGTTGCTTTAGCTGGATCCCAGCGTAGAGCTATTTCTTGCATCTTACTTTTTGCGTGATCTATGTATCTTTTTCTAGTTAAATCAAATTGGTCTCTGATATTAAGTGGAACACCTTTACCAAATTTAGACCAAGCTCTTGATGACACTTTACCAACCATATCATCTACTTGCTTAGGTGTTATAGGTTTGAAGTTAGTATCATTCTCAAATTTTTTGTTTATCGCACCAGCTATACTTAGAGATGATTGTTTTCCTTTAGTAGTTTTAATACCTTCTTTTCCAATTTTAGCTCTTACTTGACTNGTAAATTCACCTCTTCTNAAAGCAGCATTGTTTCCAATCATGTAGCTTAACGCTTGCTCTGGAGTGTTTACTTTTAATCCAACACCTATTCTATTACTTAACTTAGACAAAATACTTTCAGTTCCGTATTTGTCCTCTAGTTTTAATTCTTTTTCATATGCATAAGATAAACTTTGCATCTCTTTCGTGTACTCATCTTTATAGGTATCACTTCTAGAAGCAAAAGGTAATAAATTACCATCATTGTCCGTTGCATCATCATAGTAAGGAGAATCAGGATTAGTAAGCGCGCCTTCTACTTCGTTATGTAAAGCTACTAAAGATAAATTACTGCTATTAGAAACTGCGTTATATAAACTCTCAGCATATTTATTAAATTGTTCTGGAGTTTCAAAATAAGTATTATCAATAGCATGACCAATTTCATGGTAAGTAACTACTCCAGCTCTTATGTCGCCATTTAACAAAGCATCATCAGCTGCTTTTCTGTCTGTAACTATGTATTGATTGTCAACTATAAAACCATTTCCACCTTCTTCTAAGCCTTCTTTAATACCAGCTACAGCATCAAACGGCAATTTACCTTGCTCTACTAAATCATATAAATAAGAAATTTGATCATCAACTTCTGGTATTTCTATTATCTGTAGATTATTAACGTTTTCTTTAGTTAAAAGCATGTCAGCTTTATAGTCTATATCAGTGCTTGTTGTAATGATTCTATTGTCTTGTGCAAAAAGTTGTTTACCTTTTATTCTATAGAAGTTTTCTTTTTGAGAATCTAATTCACCTTTAGATCTAGGCCCTATGTATTTTTTATCACCTTCTGATTTAACCTCGTTCCATTCTTTTTCTATATTAGGATCTGCCTTAGCTTTGTTGACATAAGATTCGTTTGTTATCCTATGCATCTCATCTATTACAGCAGCTAGTTCTTGTCTTCTATCTAATTTACCGTTCCATTCTGGTGTATTATTGTCTAGATTTTGCCTAGCTTTTTTACCTGCATCACCTAATAACTCTTCTACTCTGTCGTAATTTTTTGGTCCTTCTTTTACAGAATTTATATTGCTTTCTACTGAGTTTAAGTTTTGATCAAATCTTTCAGCATCTTCTTTAGTTAACTCCGCTTCTTTGTATTTTTCTATTTGTTGTTGAGCTTGCTCAGCCGTCATATCAGGGGTTACACCTGCTTGATCGTATAGAGTATTTTTTAAAACATTCAAACCTACTAAGCTTGTAACTTGATCAGCGCCTAAAGCTATAACGTCTACTCCTAAAGAGTTCTGCTCCATGCCTATTTCTATAAGCTTATCTTTTATAGCCACTGTAAATATTTCTCTTTGAGATTCAGTTACACCAGGTCCATTCATTAACGTAACCATTTCTTGTATTTCAGAAGTAGCTTTGTTTATTTTTTCCTTAAAGTCTTTAGTAGATGCCATTTGAGTCATAGCAGATGTAGCTATACCAGATGTGTTAGCCATACCAGCCGTTATAAGAGTTGCTAGGGTTGTATCATCAAACTGTGACCAATCAGCATCTCTTTGTAATATAGCTGCCTCAGATATACCCTGTGTTAAACCGTATATAGTATTCTCTTCTACTAGTTCTCCACCAATTCTTCTAGCTCCTTCACCTATAAATGAACCCCAAGCATTTAAACTAGGTTTATTAAATAAATTAAATATATTTATTACACCTTTACCTTCTACGTCTTTTAAAAACTTAAAAGTGTTACTAGCAGAACCTATATATCGCGTAACACCACCCTCGATTATACCGGTAGCTACAGATGCAGATGCAATTTGAAATGGAGTCATTGATCCCATTGCAATTGTTTTTTCAGCATCTAAAAGACCTTGTGTATAATCAAATTGATCTATTCTTCCGGCTTCCCACATTTTATTTAAAAAGTCTCTTTGATCTTCAGCTGCAGTTAAAAGATCTGCTTGAGTGCTAAGTGTACGATACATGTCAGCACCTGATGTTATACCAAAAGTACTAGCTATAGCCCATTGAGCAGCTGAGGCGCCTAAATTAGCAGCATTACCAGCAGCACCTGTTCCTATCGCTAGAATAATATTAGGAGCTTGTTGAGACAAGGTTCTTAATGAATATAATCCAAATTCACCTTCTCCCCATGCGTCATCGTAAGCTAAAGCTGTTTTGTAGTATTCTTCTTTTCTTTGTAATGCTTTTTGTTCTTCTACAGCCCAATCAGCATTAACTAAAGTTGGTAAAGCTAATACAATACCGTAAGTAGCATCTGTAAAATCTTTAGCTATTAAACTACCTACTCCATATTCTTTAAATATACTAGAAAATTCTGTTAAGCCATTTTTAACAATGTCNNTNCCTTTATCATCTTGACCAACAACAACATTAAGACTGTCTTTATACTGATGCGCGTCAGCCACATGACCTACGTAGTTTTGTACTGTTTTAGCATAATCAGAATCAAGNCTGNCTAATGTTTTTTGTAAATTAAATATATCAAGTTGAGCTTCGTCAAAACCTATTTGTTGNTCCGGTGTTANATCTCCTGATTTTTTTAAACTAAAAAACAAACTATCATCAACACCAGTTGTTTTTATATAATCAAGCTTAGCGGGCATATCACCTAACTTGTTAACTATTCTTTGTAGCTCACCGTTTATTATAGAGCTTGTTGTATTGTTGTAGTTTTGTATTACTTCTTTGTCAGCTAGTATTTCATCTTTTATTTTGTCATATCCAGCTTGTTGACCTAATTGAGATATTCTAATAAGCTCTCTTTCTCTTCTATCATAACCATACATAATGCTTTCAGCAGCAGTTTGCTTTGCTATAGCTATAGATTCATTACGCTTTGCTTTTATAGAATAATCTACAGCGTTAGACCATAGGTTGTTAGCTTGTAGCTTTTCTTTTAAAAGATCAACGTCTAGTCCTTCAAACATGCTTAAGTTTGCATTATCAAAACCTTGTAGATCTCTAACGTATTGAAGTTGTTGTTCAGGTGTTAAGCTAGTTCTATCACCTTCTTGGTATCCAAATATAGTTAAAACATCCTCTCCTTGCTCTTCAATCTGGTTAGGATTAGAAATACTAAGCATGTATTGTAATGCTTTTCTTTCTAGTTCCGTGAAGTTTAATTTATCAACGTCTTTTAATTTTCCAAATATTTCTGAAAAAGAATCGTAATCAAATAGCTTTTCATCAGGCGTACTGTTTACTTTTTCTATTCTTTCGTTTTCTTCTATACTTAAGTTTTTTAAATGAGAAGAGAACAAAGGATACAACGTACCAAAAGCATCACCTGTTTCTTGTTCCGTGAAACTGTTTGATATGTAATCCTCTATATTGTTTGTTTCACCTTTCTTACCTTTACTAGCTGCATATATTTCTTGGTCTAAAAAATTATCCGTAGCAACAACTTTTCCGTCTTGCATTAATTCATAACCTATAGTTGCACCTAACTCACTTAGTATGGGTTCAAACGTGTAGCCAGTTTTTTCTAGTCTTTCATTAACGTCTTGTGCGTTTATAGCGCCACTATCAAAAGCGTTCATTATATTAGAAAAAGCTCCTTGTTGAGCTGCATCATTAGCTTTCACAGCTTTGTCGTACTCTAGTAATTTATTATAATTCTCGTAAAACTGTTTTTCACCTTTGTCAGAAGGAGGGTTTATATTTAATTCTATGTCCTCGCCATTGGCTCTAAAAGATATAGTGTCGTCTACAATGCTAGAGTTGTTTTTAAAAACAATACCAGGATAGTTTTCTCTTAGAAAACCAATTAGTTCTTCGTCTCCTTTTTCTATTAAAGTTTCAGGTACGTTTTGATCCATACCTGATTGCTTTATTTTTTCCGTAGCTAATTTTATTCTATCTTCCGCGGCAGTAAATTTAGCAGACACTTTACTTAAAGCAACCATTCCACCTCCACCTAGATTTTTACCATTAGCAACTTCTAATTCAGCTAAAGCTTTTCTAGCTTCTTTTAGTTCTTTATATAATTCTTCAGGGTTATATTTTTTTGTGAGTGATTCCAAAGAACCATCTCCCGGCCCTAATCCCATATCGTTGGATGCCATCGGATCTATCGCTACTACACTTGCATCCGTCTCCGTTGCAGCAGCTGGTTGAAAATTTACCTCTTCAACAGTAATGTCGGGTTCATTTCCAGGTGATGTAAAATCATCTCCTAGTTCTTGATAACCTTTCTGTAACATGTATTCAGCTACTGGAATAGTACCTGCTTCTGCTACGATTTGCTCGTATGTTAATATACCCCCAGTTGAGGGATCAAAATAATTCATAAAAATTTATTTTAATTTAATAGCCAAGCCATGCTGAAAATGACCCTTTGTTTTTGTTATCAATGCCTTTTAGCATTGGATTTGTATTGTCTGTTCTCCAAACAGTAGTTTTTACACCATCAACAGTGACAGGTGTAGAAACTTTAGGCAACCAAGTTTGAGTGGCACCATCGAAAATAAGCATTCTTGTTAAATTAGAGCCGTATTGAGCTTTGTTACCTTGGACAGTTGCTGTTGAAGTAGGATCTCCCAATAAGTTTAATTGTTTTGTTCTATAACGACTTATAGTACTGCTATCACCGCCACCTTGTCTTGGGGGTTTTTGCATTGTTTTTGGTTCTGACATTTCAAAATAAGCATATTCACCTACCCTATAACCTACTATTCCTGCTGTATTCATTTCTTCAAGCAGATCCTCGTCTACTAAAATACGCTTCATGTTAAAACCAGGTAATTGATTTAGATGCTCTTTTGCTTCTTCTGCTGTGTATTTTTTATTAGTAATAGGGTTTATTCTATTTTGTAAATCATCTACGCCTTCTGTAGTTGTTAACCCAAACTGCTCTCTCATTTTTCCTAACTCAGCAATTTTTAACCATTCACTCTGTTGTGCTTCACTTAGCATTGCAAACTTATTTATATCAACCTCACCTAAACCCAGACGTTGTTCCATATAAGCTTTTTTCTCACCAGGTGGCAAACCATATAAACCTCTTATTCTTCCTACTAGATCCTCTTGCATGATTGAATCTATTTTCTTAATGTCTATAAACTCTCTAGTTTGAATCATCATCCTGCCATTGTTGCTACTAGTTACTGTTTCAGGAAGATACGTAGAAAAACCTTCAGCTAAATCATTACCATCTAGTATGTTTTGATCTATCATTATTTTTTTATAATCAGTAGATTCTGGAGTTTCTTTTAGTAAATCACCATCCCAATTACTCATGTCTTTTACAAAAGTAAACGTAACCGAATTGTCATCATTTACTTTATACATGTTTGATTGGTCTTTGCCTTTAACCATTTGACTAACACCTTTATTATCGACGTTTATCCCCCATGCCTTAATTATTGGATTATCTTTTGATACTGTATTAACAACAGTTAATATTTGATTTCCATTATCAGCTAATGTTAATTCTTTTTTATCTAATGTTATACCATCTGAGGCCATATTTGATAATGAGAATCCAGCTAACTGACTACCTAATTGTTCTGCAAAAGTATTTCCTTGCCAATATTGTTCTCTACCAGGACCAGGTGTACCTTTAAATGGCTCTATTTGAGCAACATCAGTCATTAATATTCCAGCTGTTTTAGTAGTAGCTCTTAAGTTTNCGTTAGCTTTTGTAATTATTGCATTTAGTTTTTTTCTTTCTTCTTTGTCTACACTTCTAGTTTTTAATATAGTAGCTGCTTCTATAGAACCCATTTTATAGTCTTCATCACCCTCTTGGCCAACTCCATCCATTAATAATGTTTGTATGTTTTGAGCATCTTTTATAATGCTTTGCTCTACGCCAGCGTCTTCAAGAGCTTCTGAAGTTTTTTCTAAATTTTCGTATTGAGATAATGATTGTGCGTTCCANGCTAGATCAATCACTTCTTGTTTCTTGTCAGATATTGCTTTTTGTTCATTTTGAAATTTAACAATTCCTTCAAAAGTATCTACTATAGAAGTACTAACTTGTTGAGCCGCCGCTGCCCAAGCTAAAGCGGATTTATCATTTATTAATTTTGGGTTATCGTATGCACTCATAGTTTTTTGTTTTAATTACCTTTTTGTTCCATCTGCTTTAAACGCAGAAAGTGCAGTGCCGTCTGCCGCTGAACCAAAAGCTCCCGCTACTCCAGCTACACCTGTTATTGCAGAACCCCAAGCCCCAGCTTCTGCAGCAGCAGCGTTAGCCTGTGCCTGTTGGGCGTTGGCCAAAGCACCAGCTTCATATCCTAAGTCAGCATTTGATCTAGCTTCTGACATACTCATTACAAATTGTTGACCAGCTGCTTCACCTGCTTGGATTCTTTGCCCTTCTGATATTTGAGTAGCTTGCATTCTTTGTTCTTCAGCTACTTTCATAGCTTGTAATTGTTGCTCGCCTTGAGCCCTTAACTGTTCATTCTTGGCTTCTTGAGTTTCAATATCTGCAGCAACACCTTTCTTGCTAGCTAAAGCAGCTTGCGCTAATGCAGTTGCACCACCAGCTCCAGCTCCTGTAGATCTTATAGTATCTAAAGTGTTTGCTAAAGCCATATCAGCTTGTTCCATTTTGATCTCAGCAGCTTGCGTTGCTACACCCATATTAGCAAAAGGATTACTCATCATTCCTGATAAGTTTTCAGCTAAACTAGATAAGTCTGTTTGACCAGCATAGGGGTTAGTAATAGGTATACGAGCAGCTTTTATAGCTGCAATTTCGTCTCTTGCGTTCTGGGCGTCTCTACCTGCTTTGTCGCCGGCTTTCTTTGCTTGATTTGCTGAAACAGCACCACCAACTACTGATGCTACTCCTCCTACTACTGCTGCTACTGCTGCCATGTTTCTTAAATTTTTTTAACTATTTCGTGAGATGGATTACTATCCACCGTGTATCCTAATTTTTTATGTTTATCTATAAGGCTTTTACTTCTGCCTATGCTGAGAATCAATTCAAATCCACCTTCAATAGCCCATTTTTCTAATGAATCTATTAATAGCAATATAGAACTTGATCTAGTCTCTTTGTCTTTCTCTTTTGGATTAGATACTATCCATTCCATCCAAGCTATCTTAGAATTAGTACCATATAGAAATCCAGCCACAATTGGTTTACCGTCTTTCTCTATCATAATACCACCTGTTCCATTTTCAGGTAATAAACTTCTACCTAAAGGAACCCAGTCTGGCCAAGATTTCCACCACTCAACTAATACATCATAGTCATCATGAGTTAATCTTCTTGCGTTTAATTCTTTCATATAATTTAATTTAATTTAATAAGATGATTGATTAAAGTTAGATGATACGGCAAATAACTCTAAAGCTTTAGTTTGTGCTATTGGATCTCCGTTTGCATCTAGTGGTGATGAGAATATTACTTGAGAAGTAAACCCTTTCACACCTGTCATTGTTTGACCAAATATAACCTCTCCAGGTTGCAACGCTGACACATTAACTATGTTAGCAAAGTATTTATTTTCTTTCTTTTTAAAGTTATTTGTAAACAAAGAATTTTCTAAATCAGCTAGAGTAGTTGGTAATTGATATATTGATATTTGTAAACCTGTATCTTGATCAGTTACTATGCCATTTTCTGGAATAGTCCAACCGGTACTGCCTTCATAGTTTATTGTTGTGAAATTTTTAACCATTGACGAACTTGGGTTTAAAACCAAAGTAACGTTAGAAGGATAGTCTACACCATAAAATTTAGCTCTATTTGCTGAATCAGAATAATGTTTCCATATTTCACCTTTGTAATACGTATAAAAGTTATTTCTTAAGCTACCAAGTTGATTTGGTTGATAACTAAATCTACTAGTCCAACCTTTAACTGCTTCGTCAAACGTTAGAGTATTAGCATCACCTTTAAAGCTTGTAACATATTGCTTATTGTGCATATCATAACCACCTAGTATAGGGTTTTCACCAACGGTAGATAAATTATCTCTAAAATAATCAACCATACCATACATTGATATCTCTGTTATACCATCTTGAGATAATCTTAATACTAAATTTTTGTTCTTGTCTACAAAGTATTTTCTATAGCCAAACTTAGCAAATGATTCAGGGTTAGTGCTTATACCGTATTCACCTGCATAAGGAACTATACCACCTATAACTACGTTAGAAGCTGCTTGCAGTGCTTGACCTTCTTGAGTGTATATAGCATCTTTGTCTATCAGTGCTTTACTTACTTTTAATTCTTGAAATATAACTAAGTTAGTGTCTTCAGCATATAGTTTTTGTATACTACCTTGAGCTGGATCTAAACTTCTTGTAATAGATTCTGCCACTGAAAATTGATTAGTATTATTAACCCCTGTTCTTGAATTAAAAATACCAGAATATATCATGGTATTAAATCTATTGTTTTGATTAGGATTTTCTTCTACTAAGTAAGCTTTAACGCCTAAATCTACGTTTGTATTATTATACCCTCCTCTTATTCTAGCTTCTTCTGCATACCAGTCACTTACGTCGCTTGAATAAACTCTAGGTATCTCTGTAAATTTTTCTATTTCACCAAATACTAAAACATCAGTAGCTACTAAATTCACCTGTTCTGATAATATTACTTCAAAAGGTGCTGATGTTCCTCCTATAGCAGTTCCTCCAATTAAATAAACTTTATCAGGAAATCCTACAATAGGTGTGCCTGAAGCATTTTTAGCAAAAACTCTTTGTCCATAGCCTATAAATTCATTAGCACTAGTTATTTGCTGCGTAGCACTATCGGCGGTTTGGTCTATAGTAGCTGTTGTAGATTTAACATCGACTATAGAATCCATCTTCTTTATCCAAAAAGAGTTAAAGTAATTTATTTCTATTGTTGCAGCCATATTATATTATCACTTATTTTTATTATTTATTACAGAAAAGTAGCTGTTCTAGACATAGGAAAAGAAACTTGAGTACTAGATACATTGTTTCCTCCGTCATAGTCTTGAACCAACACTGTTACATCTATTAAGTCACCAGCGGTTCCATAAGAACTTCCAGATGGCAAAGCATAACCAGCAACTAAAGTTCCTTCGGTATTCCATTTGCCTCTAAATATTGGAGTCGTAGGCGCTGTCATGTTCTGTGGTTCTGGTGTTCCAATGTTTTGTAGATTCCAAGTGTTAGATGTGTTTATATAATAACCCCACGTAGGATTAAAAACTCCACCTGGATTACACTGCGTAGTGTTTGCGCATAATCTATCAACTCTATAACCTCCATTAAAAGAATGATATCCACCTGAGCTACCAGCGTCTGGCTCCCAAGGCGTAAGCAAGTTGCTGTCTAAAAAGAATTGCCTAACTGAAATACCGTATTTAGCATGTGCATATACTGTTTGCGTAGAGCTACCACTGGTTAAAGGAGTTATAATACTATCTGCTGCAGAAGCGGTTCCACCAAGCTTTTGTACTATATATGGATAATTAAATAAAGGGGCTTGATTTGCTCCTGTATAAGGACCAAAGTTAGCGTCTTCACTATATAAAGTTACATAGCCCTGATAGTCAGACTGTACGCCACCGTTATTACATCCACAAAAACATTGATTACTTGTTGACCTTTCAACATGTAGTTTTATAAAATACTCACCTGGAAGCTTGTCTCCGTCTATTATTCTATAAGCTGAAGTAGCGCCATTGTTTGTGGCAGTCTGAGGCGCGCCATATGTTACGTTACTAGCAAGCCTATCTTGATTAGAAACGGTAAAATCATAATCTGGCCCATCGCCATTGTTTCCATCTTGAACTAAAACCCAAGGGTTTGGGTTTGGTGTTGTTGCGTTTGCAGCTCTGTGGTATATGTCCCAAGTTGTAACACTGGCAAAGTTTGCTTGCGATTGACAGTTTGTGCAAGTTAATTGATTTTCAATCTCTACTTGTAATAAAAGCATACCAGAATCAAAAGCAACTGGGGTAGAATTACTAACCGCGCTTCCAGATACTGTTTCAATTGCAGAAAGAGAAGTATGAACATTACCTATTAAACTAGCATTATCATATGTAACCGTTCCACCATCTGGCGCTTGTGATTGATAAAGAGCTGGATTGCTAAATCCATTTTGTCTAGGGCCTAAATAGTAACCACCTATCATATTAGAACATCCAGAAACACCATTAAGCACAGTGCATCCAGATGGAACGTCAGGAGTTGATGAACAAACACCCGCGGCGGTATTTCGAGGCTCTTGAGCCCATATACCTTGACTCATAAACAGACCTTGATAATGCTCAGGAATCATATCTGGACCTACAGTTATAATAACTTGGCACGTAGCTGTCTTACTGTTAAAATTAGGATCTGCACTACTTGTTAGCGCAACGCCTGCATTAACAGCATCTTTTACTTGAACTGTTAAAGTATAAACACCTAAAGGAACTAACTCATTTCCAGGAGGAGTTCCTAGTACTTGGCTCAATGTTAATACTCCTGTTATGCTATTTATTATAAAATAACTATTAGCGTTTCCATTTGTTATAGACCACTCTAAATCGTTTTCTTCAGAAGCAGTAAGAGTTGTTCCGTTTACGCCATTGAAATCAATAACAGTATCGGTACTAGTTTGACCAACAACAGTTGTATAATCGCTGCAGTTTGCTAAAGAAAAAGATGGCACAATGTTTTGTAATCTTCCATTAAAAGATCTACTTGTTACAACGCTATTATAAGTTATAGCTAAAGTAAAAGTAAAGTTTTCTATTGACTCGGCACTATTTAAAAACACATGGTTAGTGTTTATAAATTTAATTCTATATCCACCTGGTTCATCAACACTGGTAGTTGGTACTTGTTGTAATTCAAAAGAACCAGAAACATTTGTTCCAGCTCCATTAACAACGGTCATTGTAGACGTTGTAGTAGTTAAATTAACACCTGTATTGTTTATAGGATAAAATATATCTGTTATCCAAGGAGAATTAGGATCACCTGTTACGCCTGTTAATATTAAATCATCAGTGCCGTCAAAGTTTTGATTCTCTTTAAACTTAAAACCTAATGAACTAAAGCCAGTTGGGTTGTCTGATCCAGCTTCAACATCTTGGTTAATATCTGATATATAATTCCAGCCAGTCGTGCTTTCCCAGAATATATCTAATAAAGAATCTACAGGTGCAGTTTCATATATGCTCAACCAAGGTACCATATCTTCAGGCATAGCCCCAAGTTTTTTATTTGTTGAGAATCTAGCTACTATAGGATTGGTTTCTAGCTGATAAAAGTTTCTAGCAGCACTACCGTTAAAGTTATCCACAGAGTACTGATAAAAACCTAAGTCATCTGCTGTACCTATAGTAGATGCTATATCTGCTTTGTTAGCAGGATAATACTGAACATTGTCTCCGTATTCTATAATTAAATTATTTGTACCTGAATTTATAGCTCCACCTGGGCTATAATTAACCGTTGTAATATTAGTAGTGCTATCATATGAAACACTAGTTATTACAGTTGCGTTTGAAAATCTTTCAGGGTATTGATAGTATTGGTCTGGAACACCTGGAAGTGGTCTACTACACACTTGCTCTGACCCGCCATTAAATTCACATTTTGCCATTAACAAAGCCATACCAGCTTCAAGAGGTTGCTCTTTACCTGTACACGCCCCCGTTGGGCAAAACACACTTGGGTTTGTTGTAGGATTATTTGTTCCTGGAAAAGTTATTTGATTACTAGAATCAACTCCACCTGGACTTCCTATCCATGAGAAACCTGTTATAGAAAATTTTTCGGCAACATTGTTAACTCTACCGTATAATTCTACACTACTTCTATATTGTTTTTGATCTGGACCTACTTCACTTAAATCTCTAGGTATTTTATTTATGTTATCATTTAATAACACTGAATGAGCTGTGTTGTTTAACTCACCACCTGGAAAAAGGATTTGATTAATTCCGTTTTCTAATTCAGCGTAAGACGTGTCGTTAACAGAGTCTACAACGTAGTTAACCTGAGAACCTTGAGTCATCTCATCAGGATAACCATCTAAAAACCCTGGCAAATAAGCATTGTAATAATCTTGTTCTCTTTGTTTGACTACAATTTTATAAGAATACCAGCCTAGTGGATTTATAGAATAAGCATACTTAGTATCTTCATCTGTATTTTCTAAAAGATATAAATAATAAGAATTTGGTCTATCTAAGGTAGTTATAGTTGTTACTCCACCTGCGCTAGATATGCTTGTTATTTTAGTATAGTCTACAAATTCACCTCTTAGATAATCATCAGTTGTAGGTAGTGTTCCTGTTACGGGTGTAGAGAATTTTAACTTCCAGTCTAAAGCTGTATTATCGTATTGTATTACATCGTTGTTTCCATCAGCAACAACCCAGCTAGCTCTTGGTTCTCCATATAAACCAGGTGCTCCAGTTGCTAAATTTCTATCTGTTTGACCAACNGTNAAATTACCTATTGTTTGATTCAACAAAACCAAAGCAGCATCTCCAAACCATGTTTTAACATCTAAAGAATCGTTCTCATCATAGTAAGGATGGAAAACAGTAGAACCTCCAAAAAGTGTTGCTCCGCCTGAAGTTGATGTTGTATCATACTCTGATAATATAACTGACGATTGTCTACCAAATTTATCTGCTAAAACCCAACCTATTTGATAAGTTCTGTTTTGTTTTAAAGTAGAGTTAGGGTATTCAACAAAAGAACTATATAAGTCTAATTTTTTTTGTACTGTACAGTTATAGTCTAAAGTTTCATAAGGAGTGTGCTTATCTCTAAAGTTACCATATATAACTCTATTACCAGCTATTTCTTGAGACAAAGCTCTTACAGGAACCTTGTCGAATACCCTAGTAGTTTGACCTTCTGTTAATGTTTTATAGGGTTTTTCTGATTGATATTCATATACGTATATGTTATCTACCATTTCTGAAGCCATAGTAGTTCCTGTTATAGTTTTTAAAACCTTAACAACTAAACCATTTGATTCTTTATATAGAATATCTATGTTTCTTATTTTATACTCTGTAAGTATATTCTTAGAAGTACTACCACCACTACCAACAACAGATCCAACGTCTGGCATTGAGATTCGTAGTTTTATATTATTTACATTGTTTTCAAACCATTTTATAACACTACTTTCGTATGCTTCGTTTTCATCACCATTTAAGAAGAAACCAAAATGCTGAGGTATAAATGCTATTTGAGTAAACGGAGACATTAAAGAATATTCACCATCATCGTACTGAAACCTATAAGCAAATCTAACGTACTTATCTTCAAGATAACTAGGATCACCTGGCCAAGAAGAATCACCGCTTTCATCTGTCATTGTTGTTTCTAAAAATCTAAGAGCCTGACCAACAACTATAGTTATAGCAGGTTGTGCGTTTATTGTTACGGTTGCTGTAGCTGCGTCTATAGCTGTAACTTTTATAAATTCAGAACCTAATATTGTTTGACTTGCTACATTGTCTTTAGCGTTAGATACAACCGTCATACCTACTGAAATACCTACTACGGTACTAAGTCTAATTACGGTTGGGCTAGAAACAGTGGTAACAACAGCGTCAACTTCTTTATAAAGCTGCGGAGCTAACTGTGGCATGTATTTAGCAACAGATATTTGATGCTCTTCTTTGTAGTAATTGGCGTCGCCTAAAGCAGTTGTAACGTTTATTTTTCTAGGTTGATTTCTATTGTCAGTCCAGAATAATAAGTCTTCAACTAAATTTATACCTGTTATTTGCCAACATTTATTTTTTGCAAAATTCAAAAACTTGCCTTCAATTAACGTATCGTAATTACCTGTATTAAAATCGTATACAGTTATTTTCATTTCTACAACTTGACTATCTGTAGGATATGTTATACTAGTGCAATTAGATGTAGGGTCGCTATAATCGGTTAGTATTTGAAATATTCTATTATTAACTTCATCTTCAAATTTTCCTATACATACTAGACTAGAGTTTGATTGAGCAGTACCAGCAATTAATGAATTACCTTTTATATTCTCTAATGATCCTACATCGTTATCTTCTGATCTACCAACAGATATGTTCAGAGCATCTCTATATTCACCATTAGGCAATATTCTATCGTCAAGATCTTTATTCATCTTGGACTTTAAAAAAGTATTTTTAGCTTCTGCCATTTTTTAGTTTTTAATCCATTTAGATTTACCGCGCATTACTTGAACTATCTCATCTAACTTAACATTTGATAATCTAATTTTAGCATTTCGCAGTTTAGAACTTTTATCTTTTTTTAATCTTTGTACTAAGTACTCTTGCTGACCGGCTCTAGTAGATATTATACCATGTAGTATGTAAGCATACATAGCCTCTTCTGCTAGCTTTGGTAGCTTAGTATCTAGGTCTGTAGCTAAGCCATCTGATACATACTCTAAAACTATTAGTTTTCCTTTTAAATTACTAGAAAAAGAAACTTTACCTTCTCTTTCATTCATATTAAACCAGCCGTTTGTTTGAGAAAACTGTGGATCCATCCCATACATTTGACCTTGGCTCGCGCCAAACCACGCGCTTGGATTGTCCCAGTTGTATGCCCAAATATCATTAGTAAAGTCTTGCATTGTCCAACTACCGTTTATTAAAGAATCGTTAGCTTCGTGCCATCTTTCTTGAGTAATTGAAGTACCTTCCACGTCGTTACCAAAATTATCTTGAGTTGGTATACCAGCTGAATCTTGCAACTGTGTATTATAAGGACTGATAGTTAAGTTGTTTGCTGGATACAATGGTCTTTTAACTCCAAAGTTATCTATGAAAGACATCTTAACATAATTAACATAGTCTTGAGGTAGCACTAATGTTAAACCATCTGGTATTGTTAATTCAGAAGATTTTATACTTTTTAAAGTATCATAGCTAAATTCTTGCATTCCACGTTTTGCATGAAATATAACATCAGTTCTTTTTGAGTCTGGTAAAAGTTTTCCTTGNCCTATGTATCCTACTAAGAAATTGTTTACAATATCATTTAGTTTTATATATTGATAACTACCGTAATTATCTTCAGTTGTTTGNCCATAAGCTTTTTCCGCTTGTGTTGTAGCGTATTTACCGCCTGTTAGTATTTTTAACTGAACAACTATATACAAGCCATTAGCCGGAGCTAAACCATTAGGAAATACTATTGAATTATTAACAACAGAAAAACTAGTAAGATATTCTGAAAAAGTACCTGGTATACCCTGGGTACTAGTATATACCTTAAAATTATTTAAAGAATAATCAGCAGTGTTTGAATCCCAGTTACCTAAAAAAAGATCTGTGTTAAACGTAGTTAGAAATGAAAGCTTGGCACCATCGCCTCTAAAACCTTGAGCGCCTTCAAAATATTGTTGCCCAGTCTCTGTTATTAATCCATCATTTGGAGGTTGTATAGCCATTGCTTATTGTTTTTCGTTTTGATTATCTATAGCTACTTGTTGCCCAGCGCTTTGTATCAACTGCGGGTCTTTAACAATAACACCAGCATACATAAGAATCCTAAGTACGACCTCGGTCTGTTCCACTGGATGCAGTTCAAAATTAACTGACCCACCTGCGTTGTAAATGTATTGAAAATTAGGGGCTATAGCTGTAAAATCCCATACAGGATTTAATGGTTTTCTTAAATAAGTACAAGATATGTCCCCCGTCTTATTTATAGTTGTAGGATAAACATATATCTGTCTATCTTTATATTTATATACTGGAAAAGTAGTAGATGGTTTAGTTATTGGCGAAAGATTTAATTCAAACAACTCATTTGGTTGAACGTACTGAACAGGGTGTTCATCTTTGTATACTACAGTGCCTATTTTATAGAAATCAAATTCATTTACTGTTAGTATTAAATTTCTTCCAGCTACCGGTTGATTTATTAAAGATAAAGTTGTTCCTGATATCGTCCAATCTATAAACTCAGCCAAAGATATTTGATTACCATTAGCGTCTTCTAGTGTAACACTAGGTTGACCAGCGTCTAGTTCGCTAGCAGTTATGCTTGTTATAACATACTGTTGAGCTACTGTAGTTGTAAATGTTTGAGATGTTGTTGCACCGGATATTGTTGGGGTGCTAAAATACGGGCCAACGTAAGGACACGTTCCCGATTCTTGAAAGATTGCTATCTTTTCTTGAGTATTTTTAACACGATCGCTATATTCGCTATCGTTGTCTGGCACACGTAGTTGTTGATTTAGATCTTCAAAGTAAGATTCAAATATCTCAAGCTGTACTTGTGTAGATATCTTGTTAAATTCATCAGGAGTTAAATACCCTCTTTGTTCTTTATTTAAGATAAGTAGAACCGTTTGATAAACTTGGTTTACGTTTATTGCCATTTTATTTTGTTTGTTTTAATAATTAGGTGACCACGCAAGTGATCACCCATTATCATAATCACCTGTTATTTCATTTTTTTATCTATAGATTTATAGACTTCTACACCTTCATCTGTTTTTAAATATGCAGCGAAAGCTGAAAAAGGATTTTCATCAAAAGGAACATTCATAAGTTTTCTTCCATTTGAAGCCCACGTTATAGTTCTTTGATCTTGAGATAAAGAAATTATACCTAATTCTGATGCTCTTAAAGCAAAATTTCTAAGTTGAACGTTTTCATCTGATGCTAATTCTATAAACAATCTAGGGTTGTGTTTAGCAAATATAAGTAAATCTCTTTTAAGCTCCTTAGAACTCATGTCGTTTACTTTAGATCCAATCTCTACCCTCATAATAGCTTCTGCGTGATCAATGTCTATTTCTCTAGCAGCAATTAAAGCGTCTATTTCATAGTTTAAATCTTCTAATTGATCAACAGCTATAGCTTGTGGTTTGTGTTCTTGATATTTTATGTTTAATAAAGGGTGATACAGAGATAAAAGATGCTGTAAAGCTTGTTCTTCTTTAGGAACTGTTAACGTTCCATCTCTAAATGTTATATGACCCATAGTAGCCTCACCTTTCTGCTCATCAACAAATACAGACGCTTGATTTGTAGCGTATCTTAATTCTTTTTGAGTTCCTGTTTCTTTATCAAACCATAGTAAAGGATGCTTTTTAGTATGCTTACCAGGTATTGTTAAAGTTAACGGTGAAGTTTTGTCTCTTAAAAAATATGTTCTATTTTTTATTTCCCAACCCGTAGGTTTTAATTGTGTTTCTTTTTTTGACATAATATAATAAAATTAAATAATTTAATAAGAGTAATAATTACCCCCGTTGATATAACGAGGGTAAGAATTACATTAATTTACTCTAGATTCCTTTGAATAATACAAAGTTATTAGCAGCTTGAGTTACTAAACATCTTTCAGATAAGAAGTTTACTTCCATTGCATCTAATGTAGAAGTGAATGCACCACCAACAGAACCTGTTAGCCATGATTTCATTCTTCTGTCATCTGCTTGAGAAGCTCTGTATCTTACATGTAAGAAAGGACGTCTAATGTTTGTACCTAAAATTTGGTCATAAACAGTAGAAGTACCTGCAGGAACTAATACTCCTTCAATAGAAGCAGGTCCAGTCATCGCACCACGCGTAGAAGCGTCGTTTAAGTATTTCCAGTCTGTTTTATAGAAATCATAAGAACCTCTTCTAAATCCTGAGAATCCAAGATTTAAAGCCATTTCTTCTGAATTTTCAAATAAACCAAAAGCAGTTCCACCAGCGTATCCTCCAGAGATAGAAGCTAACATATCATCAAAATCAAGAGCAGTATTTCTGTTCAAGAATAACATGTTTTCTTCAATAGCTCCCTGAGTATCTAAGTTCTTAAGAATAGCATCGAAAGAATCGATACCAGCAGCAGCAGTAAATCCTACTTCTACGTTTCCACGAGCTTGAATAGCAGCGAATAAACCTTCAGTACCAATGATACCTGCACCAACAGCCCCAGCGATAGGAGATGCGGCATTTTTAAGTTCACCTTCAACCATTGACATTTCTAAGTAATCTTCAAAACGTAATCTTGTTTCAGACTCAGCTTTTAAGTACCATAAGTATCCTCCAGTTCCGTCTTCAGTAGCAACTTCTACCCAACCGATCTGAGCAGTGTCAGAACCGTTAATAGAGTATTGACTTCTTACGATAATAGGATTGTTGCTAAAAGTACTAAATGCAGGATTCACAGTAACCATAGGGTTAGCAGCAGCGATAACGTTAGCTCCAGCCGCAGCGCCAACAGCACTTTGTCCTTTTTGATAATCAGAACCATAAACAAATATTTTTACAGTACCAACAAGCCCAGCTCCAGAAGCTCCTACTGCTTGTAAATCTGTAAACGCATAAGGTTGTACTGATACAATACCTGTAGCAGTTTGAGAAGCATTAACAAATGCTTTTACTTCACCACCAAAGTCATCCATAATAACTACTGTTGAAGCAGGCGAGATAACGTTAGTTACCGCGATTGTTCCACCAGCTGTTACATCGATATCTAATCCGTTTGCAGCTATAGTACAATTATCATATGATATATGTAGTCTGTTTTGTTCCGACCAAATTACTTGATCAGATGTCATTGGCATTTCAGCGCCAACCATTCTTAAGAAACCTGATAACGTTCTGTTACCATATCTTTCTACTTCAGCTTCGTAAAGCTCTGGTAAGTATTGCTGAGCAAAGTTACCACCAGCAGCACCATCAAATTGAAGATAGTTTTGCTGTAAAATTTGTTGAGTTTGAGAAGGTAAAATTGTCCCAAACTGTGGGGATAAAGCCATAATTTTTAATTTTTAATTAGTTAAATTTTTTTGTTCGTATTTTAAGTTTTGATGAATCTAATCCGCTAATCGATTTTACTTTCATTCCCCCTATAAAAACTTCACCGGCAGCTTGCCTAGGTTTGTCTGATGTAGGGTTTTTGGAATTAGTGATAACATTTTTAATACCATCAGCTCTTCCTTGTTCGTAAAAATGATGAGCTATTTTATCAGAGTTCATCGCAGCATACATTGCTTTATGATACCCTGCTGGATCAACCATATTTCCGTCTTTATCTAAATATTTACTGACGAAATTTTGAACATCCACCTGGGTTTCAGCAACTTTATCTGGATTTTTAACGCCGTATCTAAATTTTTTTTCTCCAACATTAAAATCAAAACCTTTGAAATCTTGGTTGAATAGTTTTTTAGTACGATCTCTAAAATCACCATGTTGTTGTTGCGCTTTTTCTTGCTGCGCCTTATATTGGTCGTAAAAGCTTAATGCTTGTTGTTGTTCTTGAGTTACGCCTGGTCTCAACTTGATCTCATCGTAATACTTACTCTTAGAACCTTCTAAGTATTGTTTTGCTTTTGCAACTTCTTCTTTAAACGCGAGTTTCTTTTTACGGATCTCACGTTCTTCATCTACATCTTCGTCAAACTTAAAATTGTCTTCCATAAGGAAAGCGATTTCATCTAGTTCTAAGTGTGGTTTAGATTTAAGATAATATTCTTTTAACACCTCTGAGCTATTTAGCTTAGAGTAGTCTTTGTTTAATGCTACGTAGTCTTGTAGTGATCCACCTGTTTCTTCCATGAAAGTAACAAGTTTTTCTACATTTTCAGGTAAAGCTTTTCCTAGAACCTCTTTATCTCTAATAGCTTCTTTTACTTCTTGCTTGACCTCTTTGACTTCTTCATCGGTTATTTCTTGGATTGGAGAGACTTCTTCAACAATCGCGCTGGGCTCTTGTATTTGTTTGTCCACTTCAACCAAATCTCCGGTTTGTTTATTTTCAGGAATTTCTCCTGTTTCTCCGATACGAATGGCATTGTTGTCTTCTTCTTTTTTGATTAATTCACTAGGAACTTTAACCTTTATAAGTTCTGGAGTAATATCTCCAGTAGCTTCTGGTTTAGTTAAGTCTACTTTAACTGGATCGTTTCCACTTAAGTGTCCAAGTTTTTTAGGAGTTTTCTTTTTAATTTTAAACTCACCTTCCTGCTTAACAGGTTCATTTGTTTTTGTTTCTTCTGACATGATAAAATATTATATAATTAATTAAATCTTAGGCATCAACTCTTCTATGTTGAATCCAAGTTCACTTCCTCCTGAGGTTTCAAAATCTACAGGGTTAGAATCGTTTTGACGTTGTTGAATTAATTTACTCTGTTGAGTACCTTGCATCTTTAACCTCTTGTCTTTTCGATCTTCTATTTCACTTTCTTTAGAACCTTCTGCTCCAGTCTTTATTTGTGCTAGCTGCATTTGATATCCAAATTCTTGCTGCATTAATTGAGCTTTTATTTGCATCTCTGTTTGCATTCTTTGCATTTCAAATTGAGACTTAGCTTGTTCTATGCTAACTTTTTGAGAAGTTAAAGCTTGTTGCTTTTGTGTTTCCACTAATGCTGTTTGCTCTACTGTTTTTGATTGAGCCTCTCCTTGAGCAGCTATCATTGCTTTTTGTTGAGCTTGCTCTCTTTCTATTTTCTTTTTACGTCTTTGCTTTAATAGTTGATTAGCAAGTTTAAGATTTTTTATTTGACGTATATCTATAGCGTCTTCTAAGTCTATTCCACCTGATTGTAAAGCTATTTGTATGTTTTGCTCTAAGGCTGCTTTTTCTTCATCATCAGGTTCTAATTCTAGGAATATACCAAAATCATGTAAGTTTAAATTTGATATTTCTCTAAGAGTTTCTACATTGTATACAGATATACCTTCTATTAAAGCGTTTGCTGTTAAAGGAAATCTTAATACATCTGCTATTTTTAAAGAAATATTTTCACATATTCTTAAAGCAATATATAAACTACCTTGATTTATATGCTTAGTAGCTATGTTTGATTGATTAGCAGCCATTTTTGCAAGACCAACTAAAGCGTCTTTGTCTGGTAAGCTGCCATCTCTAGCTTCGTTAAGCCCTGTTACATCACGTATCATTTGTAGGTAGTATTGATACGTTTGAATTAAAGCGGCTAGTTTTTGACCACTAGCTGATGATTGTAATTCTTGTATTGGAATTCTACCTCTATTAGGATCTCCATCTTGAGTAAGTGATCTACCAACTATAGAACCTGTTTGGAAATACATGTTTAACGCTTCTGCTGGATTATAGTTTGTTCCATTGCCTAGATCAACCTCAGCTAATCCGTCCATATCTAAAAATACTCCATCTGGAACCATTCTAGATAACACCTGCTGCATTTTTAAGTGTGTCAACTGTATCATGTCTGCAAAACCTGTACACCTGCTTACAATGGATTCTATTTTACCTTTGTACATTCTAGGCGCAACAATAGCATAGTTCATTTCTACCTTAGTAGTGTCTGCTGCTGGTCTAGTCATGTTCTCTGCTAATTGCCACTTAAGCATAGTGTTTGTTCCTAGCACCTTAGCGCCAGTGTATAAAACTTCTATTGACCTGCTTACTCTTTCAAACCCATCATTAGGTGGAGGGTTAAATTCGTCTGTTTTTTCTATAATTTTTTCTAAACCGTTTTCAGTTGTTTTTAACTTAAAAACTTGGTTCATATAAGTTTTGTATTCAAAATACATAACCTGAACAGTGTTGTTGTCGTAGTTACCCCAGCCAGTTATATATTGTTTGTTGCCAGGCATTTCTTGAATTCTTTGTAATTCTTCTTCTGAAATATCTGGAAATTGTTTTTTTAATTCAGGTATAGTTATAGACTTTACTTCACCTACATAGTATATGTCTTGAAAATTAGGGTCTTCAGTGTAAGAGTAAATTAAATAAGCTGGATCAACGTAATCTAAAGTTATACCATTTGCTGTATTAAAACTTGTTTTAGCACAAGAAATACCACAAACTACTAAGTCTTCGTTTAATCTACGCTTAGTTAATTCCCATTTATTTTTAGCTAGTGTAGTTGTTATAGCTTCTTCCTCTGCAATCTCTATTGATTGTTTATAACTTAACTGTAAGTGTAATTCTAATTCCTCTTGAGTTCTAGGTATTTCGTCTGGAGGTAATGAGCTTCTCTGTAGATCTATACCTAAAGTCTGTTGAGCTGCTTGCATTTGTTCTCTAGCAAACATATCCTCAGCAACAGCAGTTGCGTACATGGTTCTTTTCTTTACAGACTCTGGGTCTTGAGAGTAAGCTTTAATATCATACTCTTTACTAGATATGCCATTAACGACTATGTCTACAAACTTAGATAAAATAGGCACTGGCTTCCAGTCTAGATTTAAGTAGCTTAAGTCACCGTTGATAGATAACTCGTCCTTGTATTTTTGAACAGGTTGCTCTCCTCTAGCGTATAATCTTAAATGATGAAAATTATTAAAACTAGTAAGATATCTATTACCATTAGTTCTTCCTTGATTAAACCATTCTGTCTCAATAGCCTGTGCTACCTGCGAACCATATTCCCACGAAGCTTTTTCTGCATCCGGTACTACCTGACTTGGAAAGGCGCTATTTGAGTTAGTATACATTTTCATTTATTCAATTATTTTTGATATTGTTCCTTTGTTATTGTATCTTTTAAAACCTAGATCATAGCTTTTTACTACGTTCATTGGTATTGGTCTGTATTTGTTTTTATTACAAGCCATTAAAGCGAGTCCAGAGCTTATAGAAGCATCATGCTTTGTTCTGTTGTTAATATTAAACTTAGACCAATCGTCTAAAGTTCTCTGAAGATACACGTCTCCGTAGTCTCCGTTTGATTTTAATCCTACAAAATCTTCTATATAAGATTCTATAGCTGCTGCATGAGCTTGTTTTATATCTTCACTTGAATTAGGTATTCCACCTATTTCTCTTTCTGTTACAGATAACTTTAATTTATCTGGTCTGTTCATAGCGTAACCTCTATACCCTCTTCTTTTAAAATGATATAGTAATCTAGGTTTATTGTTTTCTGCTAGTATTGGCATACTATAAAATACACAAGCCATTAACACATCTTCAAAAAACATTTCGGCTGTTTGAGGTCTAGCTATATATTCTAAAAAGAAATGATTAGCTGGATGATTCTCCATACTAAACTTAGTTAAACCATGAAGAGAACCATTAGAACCTCTACCGTCTACTGTTCCAGATATATCGTATGGATCACAACCAAAAGCACCCATGTGATCATTTGCTGGATATTTTACACCTCTTTTTATTATAATTTGATTTTGCTGATTTATGTCAGGCACCCAAGTTATATAGAATTTTCCATTAGTATTAGGTGCAAATATTACTTTAGTGTCTTTTATTCCACCTTCCCACATAAAATTACCTCTTGTGACTAGTTTTGTTTTACCAACATCACCGTTGTAATCTATTTGTTCGTATATCTTAGTTAGATTAAACAAAGAGGATTTGGCTTCATCTCTGAAAGCATGTTCTTCAGTTCTTGGAAATTGTCTATAAAATTCATTTAAAGCGTCTTGATCGCCTTTTAATCCGTCAACTTCGTTTTGCCAGTACTCTATAACACCTTGTTTTATTTTAACACCATGCGGATCTTCTGCTGGTTCAATTGGTGTGTCGAATACAGGTACGCCATAAGAATCAATGTATCCTTCGTAGTTCCATTCCATAGGTATGAACAAAGAATATAGTCCTGAGCGAGTCTGTCCATTGGCGTTTCTCTCTTTGACGTTTGAATCATAGTATAATTTTTTATAATTATCTCCTCCTTTATCTAAAGCGTTTGATGTTGATCCCATCATACACTTACCAATAATTCTTGATCCTAGTCTAAGGGTGGTTTTCGTAACACGCCAGTTGTTGAGGATGTTGTTGGGCCTTTCCCACTTCCCCGATTCATCGTGGACGAGGAGTTTGAGCTTCTCCCCATCGTAGGCATTATCGCCGGTGTTCTTCCAGTCGATGGTGGTGTCCAAACCGGTAATTTCTTTATGGGTTTCGTTGGCTTCCAGTTTTCTACGGGTAAATTTGGAGGCAGGGACTCTGTAGGCAAGCTCGGTCTTGGGCCTGTCCATTCCGTCCTGTATCGGTTTGAAAAAGAAGGGATAGTTGACGGAAATTGGTACCACCTTATCTGTGAACATAGTCTTAGCATCGGCACCAGATTTGGACAATATTCCGTACCGTGAATCCGTTGATATCGTAGCAAGGTTGACCGATTCAGCTGAGGACATAAATGAAAAGCCTGACCTACGGTTTTTAAGATAACACATTCCATAACACCTGTTGTCTGCTTTTGAAGCTTCCCAAAAGATGAAGAATAATCTATTCGCTTCCCTAAAGTCTGGTTTGCCAACATCAATTTTGGACCACTGCAGGTACATATAGTGAGTGCCAGTAATATAAGTAGGGTTGTTTTTATTAATGAACCAAAAACCTTCTTCTCTATGCACAAACTCTTTATCGATGTAATCATACCATTGTTCTTTAAAATCAGCTGGATAATCTTCCCAGTCAAATATTGTTTTTATCTTTTTAAAAGCTAGTGGTAGTTGTTTTCTTTCCCATTTATTATTACCTAGATTTTCAACCTCTTTAGGTTGTTCTGGTAAAGCTATTTTTAGGTTTTGAATTTCATATATTTCCCCTACTTTCCCTGTCTTAGATATAACAACCACATCATGGTCTTCATTATATCCATATTCCCACTTATTATACCTATTCATTCGTTTAAGAATCTTAGGTTTAATATGGTTTTTTAATACTCTATATAGATCTTGTTGATACATTATTTCTTAGATCTTCCTTCAGCAAAACCCCTAAAAGACTTTTCTTCTTTTGCCTCTTTTGGTGTTTCGTTTATAATGTTTTCTTCTTCTTGTATTCTTTGTAGTATTTCAAAAGCATCAAATATAGCTAGCTTTTTTGTAGCCGCAGCGTTTTTTAGTCTATCAGCAGATATGTCAGGGCCAAAATCTATAATGGGCTCCTTAGCGACTTTAATTAACTCTTTAACCGCTATTTGCCCAGCTTGGATTATACTCTCTTTGGTTTTCTTTACTTCCATATTTAATTACAATATCATTTGATTTCATACAATATAAACGCTCTTCATCTACCACGAAATCATATTCTCCGTAAGGAGTATACCCAACGCAGTCTCCCTCGTTTATTCCTAGCTCTTCTAATGAGCTATTACCTATTTTTAGTATACCAATAAGCTTTTGCTCTTTATCCGTTGTAAGTGTGTCTTTAGATTCTAAGGGTTTTATAAAGCATCTATCATTTACTGATCTCCACTTGTTACCAGAATCATAAAGATATATTTGATCTAAAGTACAAAAATAAGTATTATCTTTAAAATAAGATCTAGATTTTTTCTTTACACCTCTTACATCATAAAAAGTTCTAAACACATTATGGTGTATTAATATTAAGTCACCTTTCTTTATAGGTGTTTTGTAGGCTAGCGGTGTTTCTACTACCTTTGCTACATTGTTTATAAACTTGTAGTTTTCTATCTTAGTATTCAACACAAGTTCTTTACCACCTATATTTTTTTTGTTATTATAAGTTTCACCTAATGGTTCAATTATAAAATCATAAACACTTTTCATTAATATTCTAAATCATACTCAATAGATATAGCCATGTTAGAGTTAAATCTCTTCCACGGCAATACCTCATTGTTTTTTTTAATGTGTATGTTATAAGAATTACTTTCTAGGTCATATGTTATATAAGCGATTTCATGACCACCATAGACAACCTGTCCAACTGAATAGTGCATAGCATCGTTTTTATAATCCGAACCTATACTTATCTTTCTTATTACATTGTCCATTATTCCTCAGATTTAACAACTGATAAATCACTATCATCATCTTTTTTTATGTCTTCGTAAGAACCGTCTGATATGTTTATGTTTACGTTTCCATATTTTTCTTCAAGAACTTTCTTAGACTCTTCTATTTTTTTAGATAATTCATCGTAGTGCGTGAATAAAAGATGTTTTCTAACATCTGCTAGACCTAACTGCTCTACTATTTGTTGGTAATTTTTTTGCTGTTCTTGAATTAATTTTAATTCTTCTGCGTTTACTTTTTTAATCTCTTCTTTTTTTGCCATTTTAATTTAATTTAATTGTTTGTTTACTCTAGTGTATAATATATACATATTTGAATCACCTTTAAACTGTCTAGATAAAGTATTCGGGTCAATTAAAACATATGTTGATTCAACTGTATGCCCATTTTCTTTGTTTGTATGAGTTGTTACAACTTTGTATTTATCTTGGAATTTTATATCCTCCATAAAAACCTTATTTTTCTCATAACTAATACTATGGATGGTTTTAACTTTATTAATTTTATAGTTATCATCAACCGTTATAATACAATTATAAGATGTTTCATTTGGATTTGGTTTCCATTCGCCTTCTAATAGTGATGTTTCCATTTGCGCGGATAAAAAACTACTAAACAACAACAAAAACATTAATATTGTTTTTTTCATTTGATTTTATTTAATTTGATTATTACTCTTACTATTTATTATTACTTATAGATTTGAATTTTTCCACACCTCGTGATCCAAAATAAGCTATATAAACAGTTGTAAGCAATTGCTTTAATAATCCAATCCATTCTTGCTCTACAGTAAAAGATATCTCGTGATGACTATCAACCCATATAAAAGCTATAGCCATAAAAGATAAGAATATTAAAGCCATAGGTCTAGTGTTTTTAGAAAGCCATGAATCTGATTTCATATCGCTTTCCCACCGCCTTGTTATTTGGGCCTCTGCGTCATTATTAGCCTTCTCCATTATTTCTTGGATTTGCTTTTTAATTAGCAGTTTTTCTTCTTCCGTGGTAGTAAGCTTATCGATGACGTTACCAACCTCTTTGATAACGCCACCCGTAAGCCATTGAATTAATTTTTTCACCTATAGATAATCTTCCGACGTGAAAACACCACCTTCAGTCCCCGCTTCTGGACCTGTTCTATAATGAGCTGCCCTTGGAAACATTTTCTCTGCTTCCGATCTTCCTACTGTTGATTCTATGTCTTTTCTAGCCTGAAAATTAGCAATCCTAGTTATTTTATTACCTTGCTCTACACGTAGAGGTTTTTTACCATCTCTGGTTACTAATTTTCTTTGCTTGTTTGATAAATTTGCTGAATCTTGTTTAACTGCGATTATTTTTTTTAGTCTTTCTGCTTCTCTTTTTGAACGCGCATTTGCCTTTTGTTCTTCTCCTGATAAAATAACGTCATTTTTGGTTTTATTGCCAATAACTACAGTTTCTTCTTTAACCTCTGAATTTGTGGAATTTTTATTTGTGCTTGTTGAAGTAGAATTGTTTTTCTTCTTTTTTTCCGCCAACATTTGTTTGTACTTTACTGGATTATTTTTTATCCATGCCTTTTGCTTTGCTCTTTCTGCAGGGTCAGAGCTAAAGCTTGTTCTTCCACTAGAAGAACTTCCACTAGAAGAATTAGAGTTGTTGTTATTAGAAGTACTTGATCCACCTCCTGAGCGTGTAGTAGTTGTATTTTTAGTTTTGTAAGCAGGTACTACGTCATTTCCATCTACTGGATCATGCTTATGTCCTGCTGATCCACCGTGACCTGCGTTAGCTGCCCCCATGTGACCATACTTAGCCGCACCAAAACTCATTATGCTAGCTACTTTAGCAGCTCCTTTTGCGTAACCACCCATTCTAGCAGCTCCAAAAGATTGATTGTATCCCATTCTTTTAGCCCCTAAGTGTTCGCCACTTGCCGAGTGCTTAACTGAAGCTTTGTGTTCTTGTGTTCCTTTTTCTGGAAAATCAGCAGCTCCCCTGTGACCGTATTTAGCGGCTCCTTTTTGGTTTGCCGCCAACTCCTTTGCTGGAGCACTTGGTTTTTTAGCAGAATAACTTCCACCGCTTTGATTTGTTTTCATTTTTGCCATTATTGTTTAATTTAATATTTGTTTTTATATATTTTTTTCTGCTTTGTATGCGTCTTTTTCCCAAGGACCTTTACCGGCTTGCATAACTGAATAGTCGTATTCTTTTCCTTTCCACATAACTTTACCAGCTCCTTCAGAATTCACCTCATAATCTAATCCAGTACCTGGATTTTTTGCTTCACTTTTATATTGATCAACGTGAATTTGTTCATGAACTAATGTTTTCTGCTTTTCTACTGGGTCGGTTAAATTTTCATTTATTACTATAACTCCATTCTTGGGTGTTCTGGCGTAAACCGGATCATTGCCCATATCTCTTTCAAACACAGATGTATTCATCTTGTTTAAATCGAAAGGAGGTAATACTTTAAATGCCATCGTATGGAAATTTTTTGTTAAACCATTCTTGTCGTTTCTCACAACCACAAGGTATATTAAGACCATCAGACACTTTATCTACGATGGTCTTAATACCTGTTTTTGTAGTGAACTTAGCTATACTATCGCCTAATCCTCTAGATTCCATTGTTATACTGTTGGAGCTGCTATAGCTGTGTAACCTACAGTAAAGTCTTGAAAATACATCTGTAATGGCACTGCTGCTTTGTCAGATCCTAATTGAACTGATGATTGTACACCACCTGGATTTGCTGTTAAAGCAGAAAATACCGCTTGGTCAGGCATGAATTGAGATTCTGTGTTGGCAAAAGTTGGAACGCCAGCGGCTCCAGTTTTGTTTGTAGCAATTGTACATGTAATAGCTTTTTGAACTAATGATGGACCCGCTGCTGCAGGAGTTGTTGCTACCTCAGGTACTACAAAAGTTCCTTTTAAACCGATAGTTAATACTCCTGTTGCTGGCACATAGCTAATGTCTTCCGCTGAAATGTCTTCTACGTTAATTAAGTGACGACCGTCTGATACTGGTGCTCCTGAATTAACTACGTTAATTTTGATAAATTTTCCCATTGTGTTTGTTGTTTGTGTTTGTTGTTTGTGTTTGTGTTTTTGATTGTCAGTTTACTCTGTTTATTTTTTCTTCGGTAAGGATTTTATTTTACCGTTTTCTGTTCTTGCATATCTGTGTGTAGACGTTTCTTTGCTAGGTATTAATTCACCTGAGTAAGTTCCGTCTCCATATTTCCAGCTAACTGTCTTAGCAGCTCCCTTTGAGTGATGATCCCATGGTTCATCTGCATAAGGCATATAGTGAGCAGCTCCATCATGTTCAGCACCAGTAGAATTACGACCGTCGTAATTGTAACTACCATGAGCATCGTCAAACAATGCCTCAGCGTGTCCTTTGTGGCCTTCGGCCATTTCTTTTCTACCTCTTACTACATCTTCTTCTTCCCATGAATTAACCATGTGATGCTTTGAATGCTTTGCGTTTCCGCTATATTCTCCGTAATGTCCTTTGTGATTGTATGCCATAATTATTAATTTGCGTGTATTGCTGCGATTTGTTTCTTTGCGTCTTCTGAAGATGCAAAACCACTTCTCCAAGTTCCACCTTTTTTGTTATTTAAAATATAGTAAGTTCCATCACTAGCAGATCTTACGCATCCTTCGTCTGTATCTGCGCAACCTTTGCCGGCTTTTGCAGCGCCTAATCTATTCATTAACATGTTCATAATTATATATTTTGTAAAGCTATTATATCCGTTAAAGCAGTTGATCCACTTGATAACACTTTAACTACTAATAAATCTATTATTTTTCCAGCAGGTATATTACTTAAAGTAACTTGATTACCAGAAACATCTTCAACAACTACACTCCCTGTTGTTCCAAAATACAAAGAATAACCCTCGCTAATATTAGCAGCGTTACTTTTGTATATTTGATACGTAGCAGCTTGAGCGGGATTACCGCTTAATGTTATTGTGTTTGCATCGTCCACACTTACCACGGTAAATATTTCACCATTAGTGTATACCACGTCTCCTCCAGATATAACATATCCTAGCGCGTTAGTTACTGCTGGTAAAAAATCAGTACCAGCATCAATTAACTGATTCGTAGCCCCTGTGTTTGTGCCACTAGCTATAACCCCAGGTTGAGGTATATTAATAGTGTCGCTGAGGATAACACTTACCGATGAATTATATGTACTCATGTTTTTAGTTTTTAAAGTTTATGAATTACGTTGTGCGCATAAAACAGCATTCAATCCCTTGTAAGGTACTTCTGCTTTTAATATTTGCATTCCAGTTATTCCATTACTAGCTCCTTGACCGTGTAGTCTTCCTTTCTGGTCTAGTGGCCCATCCCAAATATGAGATTCTCCTACTACACCTACTTTGGTACCTGGCTTTAATTTTTCCATTGCTGGGTCATACTTGTTGCTGTGCATAATTTAGTTTTTTATTTTGTTCCTTTTTTAGGTTTTACTGACTTTAACATCTTATCTATTTTAGCGGCCTGCCCTTTGTGCATAGCTGACGCTGCTCTTAATTCTTTAGCTATTTGNTTTAATTGCTTTGATTCCATTGTTTTATTTTTTTGAGGCTCCAGCGAACATACCTCCATAGGTTTGNCCAAACATTTGACCTGCATTCATTTGAGCTTGACCTGTAAAAGGCGATCCATTTTGCGGTAAAACTCCGCCAGTAATAGCTGAAGACATACCTCCTACAGCGCCCATTGGCTGTAGTGGAGTTCCTAAAGGGTTAGCTAATTCAGACGGTGGCTTGCTTTCAAAGTCTGCTTGATCGTTTGTAACCTGAGCATTAAAATTAGAATTTACCCCATTTTTCATATTGCCAAAACTTGAAACGTTGCCAACTGTTCCACCAACCTCACTCATTTTTTGTAAAGCTTGTTCTTCAGGAGATAACTCTGGCACAGCAGCTTGTGCTTGTTGTGCAGCTTGTTGAGCTTGAGTCATTGCGTTGCTACTTCTGCTTTGGCCAAATCCACCAACTAGTTGTGATAATGAAGTTTCAGACCCTGAGGATCCACCAAACAACCCGGCTAAATTACCCGTTGCTCCTCCACTCGTATTACCTCCTACGGCTCCCGCTGCTGATGCTGCTATTGCTGACATATTATCTGTTTTTATCTTTATTAACTTGATATATAGATTTAGTTAAAACTTTATCCATATATGTTTTTCCTTTTATTATTTTATTTCTTCTTTTACTTGTTGGTATATCATCTTCACCTGTCATGATTCGATATATTCTTTTAATAAGTTGCTTACCTTTAAAAGAAACTTTATAGATATTGTATTTTTGAGTGGTTCTATTTCTTTGTCTCCAAACTGTTATCCACTCACCTTTTATTAACCTACTCCATCTTCTATTATCCCAACTATAAGAATAGACACCGTCTTCAAAGTCTTTCTTTTTAAACATGTCTATACAATCTAAATATATCAGTAGTTCTAAATCCGCCTCGTTTAGATCGTTGTTTTTGCAAGCCCATTTACGTATTATACGATAATGTTTAAGCAGGTTAAGAGTTTTTAAATCTTCCGCCTCTAGCTTTTTCATAAAACAACGACCACGTCTGTTGACTTTATAACGTGATATATTTTTTGATTGTCTTGTATTTTGTGACCCGCGTGTTTATCGTAAAACACCGTGTCGCCTTTATTAACTCCTAAAGCATCTTCACCAGCGCTTATAATTTTAGCCTTTAAATACCTAATGTCATCTCTGTGTATTTCAGCTAAAAGTAATCCACCTTTAGTTTTTTGTATTTGCTCTTCCAGTTTCTCTATTATTAAATTTCTACCTATTGCTTTCATCTATTCTCATATTATTGATTACACAATCTGTAGAAATAATCGTAGTCGCTACGGAAGCCGCGTTAATTAAGGCACTTTTTGTTACTAGTAAAGGATCAATAATTCCTGACTTTACCATATTTACCATTTTTCCTGTAACCACATTTAAACCTGCTCCTTTCTTAAAGTTTTGATCATCATTTAATGTTATATTAGCATTTGCCAATATGGTCTTAAATGGTGCTCTAATTGCTTCTAGCAACACTGTTTCTCCAGCTGACTTGGATATAACGTTTTGTGAAGCATTTAACAAAGCAATTCCTCCACCAGGAACTATGCCTTCTTTAATAGCGGCTTTAGTAGCGCATATAGCATCTTCTACTCTATCTGTTTTTTCTTTTAATTCTACATCAGAAAAAGCACCTACTTTAACTATAGCAACTTTAGCACTTAGTCTAGCTAATCTACGTTCTAGATTAATCACAACATGAGCTGGATGTTTTTTCTTTAAATCTTTTTTAATGTTTTCTATAAAATCTTTAGCTTCATCAGGTATTTCTAATACTTGAATAACTGTTTGATTTTCATGAGAAATAGATTTAACACATTCACCTAAATAATCTATTTGTATAGCGTTTAAGTCATCACCTAAGTCTTCATTTATAATAGTAGAATTAGTTAATAACGCTAGATCATTTAGTATTTCTTTTTTACGTAGCCCAAAAGCTGGGGCATCAACAACGTTTATCTTTATATTTCCTTTTAGTTTATTCATAACTAAAGCAGATAAAACAGTTGGTTCAACCTCACCTATTATTAGTAATGGTTTATTATTTTTAATAACGTACTCTAAAACTGGTTGTATCTGTCTTATAGATTCTATTTTAGATTCTATAATTAAAACTAAAGGTTTCTCTAATTCAGCAACACCTTTTTCTTGGTCAGTAATAAAGTTTTGATGGCAATACCCTTTGTGATACTCTATACCGTCTACAATTTCTGTTTCTGTAATACCATTTTCTGATACACCTAATGTAACAATGCCTGTTTCACCTACTTCTCTAAAAGCATCTCCAATTAGCTTACCTAATTCGCTGTCATTGTTAGTTGAGATAGTTGCTATATCATCTATCATAGTACCCTTTACTGGTGTGCTTATTTTTTCAAGATATTTAACTACTTTTTTAACAGCACTTTGAATACCATCTTTTAAGTCTCTATCATTTATATCTTGTTTAATTGCTTCATTTAAAATAGCATGAGCTAGCACCGTAGCGGTTGTTGTTCCATCACCAGCTTCATTGACTGTTTTTCTTGCAGCACCCTTTAAAAGAGTTGCACCCATGTTTTCAATAGGGTCTTGAAGTATAATTGAATTAGCAACAGTTACACCGTCTTTTGTTATAATTGGATTACCTGATTGGTCTTCCATTATTACACATTTACCGCTAGCCCCTAAAGTGGAGCTAACAGCATTTGTGAGTTGTTCTATTCCTTTAAATATTTTAACTTTAGCTTCGTTTCCAAAACTAAGGTTTTTTACTATAGCGTCTGCCATGATTTAATTTGATTTGATTTAATTTATTTTATTTAAAAGTTTTAACGACTTGTGGTCCACGAACATGAGAAAGTTTTTTCTCATAATGGTTAATAGAAGCATCAATAGCTGATTCAGCGCCTTCCATTGTTTCGCGTCTCGTTACATCTATCCATTTTTCACAACACGTATCTTTTTCAGGATCGCATGCGCAGTTTGGATCTTTGTATTCGGTTTGATAAAATCCATTTGGTAATTGTACTATTCTCCAGTTTTTCTTTTGAACAATATGTTGCCAAATAGCTTTGGTTTCATCATTTACTTGTGGTTGACTACTCCACGAACTAGTCTGGTAATAAAATGTCATCGGTTTTGGTTTTAAGTTAGACACTGGTTATTGCTCTTCCCGAGCAGGGTATATTTGTATTATCACTTGTTTATGATCACTTTTACTTTAAAAAGTAGCAGCGTCAAATAATCTATATTTTAGTTTTATAGATATGCTAATTAAATTAGCTGGGGTTGCATTTGTGTTTATTCTCATTAACACAGTTTGTGCATTTGTTTTATATGTTCTTCC